GACCTGCAGTACCTAACAATCCTGCGTAATCAATAGCCATTAGTATGTACCACCGTCAATTGTTCCTGCTGTGAGTGTTCCCGTAACTGTCACTGTTGGAGCTGTTACCGTACCTGTGAATGTCGGAGAAGCTATGTTTGATTTAGTAGCTATGTGCGTTTCAATGTCATCAAATTCAGCATCAATCTCAGCACCCTTGACAATTTTAGCAGGGTTGCCAGAGGCTAATGAGTCCTTGACTGTAAAGTTAGTGGTTTTTGAATAGTCAGTCATTAGATTGTCCTTCCAATAATTGCTTGTGCTGTCAATCTCTGAATCGACAACGCATTTCCGTTAATTGTTGCGTCAATACCTAATTGAACAACTTGACCGCCGCCACTAGCGTTTACTGTTGGGCGGTTTACCAAGACACCTGTGTTGTATTCTCCGATGTTGTATTCAGCGACACCGTACTCAGCAATAACTTGTGTAGAAAACTGAAATCTTTTCTTTTTGTATGAGTATGAGTAGTCGTATCCCCAGTTAAGAACTGCTTCTGTGTTACTTCCGTTAATTACAGTGACCTTAAGATTTTTTAGTAACTTAAGGTTACTTGGAGCACCGAAGTCAATGTAGTTTGTAAAGTACGACATTTGATATGATGAAGTGTTGTCAAGATGCCCGGTGTACTTTGCAATACCACTTGCCTTACCTAAAAGTAAATCCCCGACTCTGGTTCTACATAATGCTTGCGGTTGAATACTATCCCACTGCGTTACACGGTGACTGCCGTCTTGTAAAGGCTGTCTCATATCAAAACAATAAGTAATCCCGATTGAAGGCAGGTGTAATAAGTAAAATGCCTCCTCTGGAGAATACACAGATATAATATTTTCTGATTCCTGCGTAACGTATTGTGTTAGTTCAGTCCGTACATTTTTAGAAATATCAGTCATAGGAGCTGACTTTTCTTGAATAGTACGTTTTAAACTACGCACACCTGAATCGCTTAAAAATATTAAGTCTGTACCTGTTACTTGCACAGAGTCTCTAGCAATACAACCAACACCTACAATAGTATCTGCAAGTTGCATTGTTGCAGGGTCTTCAGCACCTGTATACAGAATAATTTGACGTTTACCAAAGATAGCTAAGATACCATTGTGTACCGCTAGAGCTGTAATCTCATCAGACCCGTCAGGCCACACCTTAGAAACATCTATAGAGCCAGAGCTACCTGTGTCCCATTTAAATCCTGTGAGTAGATCGCTCCAGTACACTGTGGTGTTATTGGAAGACGTTTTGGCAACCCAGAGTCTACCAAAGCCAGACTGCACGATATCCCCACTAGGAACCGTACCACTATAATCTGCGTGTGCAGACACTTCATCACATGTTGTCCCATCATAGTAAATAGGATCAGACCCCTCACGGAACAAAAAATGTACTCCGTTTAAAGTAGCGTGATCGTATAAACCATCGGACACTGTGTGTGATGCCGGGGTTATATCTGTTAGTGTTGTAGTGCCTTTGTAGATATTAGAGTCTGATGAACTGATAATCTCTGTTGTACCATCAGACTTGACAAACTCTCCGATAGAGACAATAGAGTCCCCACCAGAGGTTGTTTCATATGCCCAGCCCTTGCGAGCACCGATACGTCCAAACTGGTCAATAACACAGTTATCTGCAATCAATGCAAACTGTTCAGGCAATGAAGTTGGAGAATCTTGAGTGTTTAACCCAAAGAAACCCGGAGCCTGAATTGCAATACTCTGTAGCTCTTTAGCCATTACACTGTTGTCCAGACTGTCTCATCAGGGCTGAGGCCTGCATCAAAAGAAACCGCATTAGATAGTTCCTGTTGTGCAAATACAGCCTGCTCTGAAGCTGACTGGCCTCCTGTCTCACCACGCTCACGTAGTGCATAAGAATATGCCCACTGAATGATAGGTGATGAAGGAACAGAAACAGTATCAGAATCGCTAGTCAAATCACCTGTACGCTTGACTGTGTAAACGCTAAAGGTCTCTACAGCATTTGGTGTGCGATACAAACGAATCTGAGCATCACCATTGCTATCAAGTCCGTCAATTGCAAAGTATGCGACAGGCCCTGTAGCTGAGTTGCTATCTAGATTGAGCTGACGGATACGTTGTAGTGATTCTTGAAGAACCTTACTATTACGGGTTTCATTATGTACATATAATATTTTAGAACGTACACCAAAATCAGTAAGAGAATAAACAGCATCGCCGACAGTGGTTGTAATAGAGTAAGTATGACGCAAACCTGTCCAGTCCCAAGTGTCTTCAACTAGACGTTTTGCATCATTAACAAAATCGCCGATTAGTTTAGAGTAATCAGACTCATCAATTGTAGATACTTGGTCTGCACGGAGTTTTCTTAGAACTGCGTTTACTAAATTTAAATAGGTCATAACTATATTATACCATGTTTTTCAATAAAATTAAACAGTTCGCTCTAATACTTGCCTAGAAAAAGGTATATCAGAGTCACCTAAGAAATTTAAGTCGGGTTCTAACGATGCAAAAACTTCACCATCAGCAGAAACTAAATCACCGGGAACAGTTTCTTTAGCCATCGCACCTGCTAAAGCTCTTAGCTCAGGATTAATATCTAGCTGGCCTACATCAATTCCTAGATCGTCTAGATCACCGATGCGAACACCCAAGTCTTGGGTACCATAGCCTTCAAAATTGACCTTACCTAAGTCAAGACCTAAATCAGCAACCTCTGGTAGGCTGTAGTCACCTGTTAAAATATCAGGGGCTTCTAGATTGAGGTCATTGAGATCAAAACCAACATCTTTAATCTTACCTAAGTCAAACTCTGACAGTAACTCAACCTTACCAATACCGCCTAATGATGGTAGATTTACGTCGAGGTTATCAAGGGCTGATAAGTTGTATCCACGCCCTGACAAGTCACCAAAGTCAACACCAAGATCAGGAAGAATGTTATTTAGATCAAAGTCAAGACCTGCTACATTGTTCGTCACAAATGTCAAGTCTTCTAATCGAGCACCTTCATCATATGCACGTTTTGTTCCTGCATAACCTGCTTCAAGCGGCCCTTTACCCATAGCAATCTGTGTTGCGGCAGTTAAGCCGCCAAGACCGACTGCACGTTCATTGGGTGTTTCAGCACCTAAAAAGTTTACAATTTCTTCGCCGTACTTGTCAGCAATGATTTCTTCGCCACTTTTGACACCAAAACCTACATTGACTGCATCAGTGAGTAGTTCATTGTAGTCTTCAGCGGCTGTGCCAGAGGTTGCATAGTCAATCGCACCTGCACCGTACTTAGCGACAAGTTCCTGTTCAGACATGTTACCAGAAGCAAATCGTGCAGAGTCTACAATATAGTTTTCATTTTGTTTGAGAACTGCTAAAGCATCATCACCAAGTGTACTTGATACGCTTGTATCAAATGCCTCTGTTAAGCCTGTCTCAGCGGCTACATCAGCACCGAATGTAGTTAAAAATGCTTTTCCCGGATCTTTGGCTGTAGCTACTTTAGCAAACTTTTTGATGTTAGCGGCTTCAGCCTTACTTAGTTTTAAACCACCGGCAAAGTCTTGTTGACCTGCAGAGGCCGCAATAGCGGCAATATCAGCGGCATTAAGTTTTTCACCGCTATTGAGCTTGACAGCGGCATTAACATAAGGTGCATAGGCAGGGAAAGCAATTGCCACAGCCATTTGTAGGTAAGGGTTTTCAGAAATCTCTTTAAGTTCATCACCGACCTCTGTAAGACCATCCCAGATTTTATCGCCGATTTCTTTGACAGAGCCTACAATACCGCCTGAGTCGTCGATACCTAAGACATCATCGGCTACTTTTTCTACACCGCCGACAACGACTTTGGCTACGTCTTCTACCGCACCCTTGAGATTTCGTATTGGACTCCAACCCATTAGTTGTACCTCAGTATTGTATAGTTATCTTGCTTGCCTAGCACTTGAGCACCAAGCATTAGATTAAAGTTTAAACTCTTAATGTTATCAACGGTAGTATAACATGTTCCTAAGTCTTTTAAAAGGGTGCTTAGGTGTTTCTTAAGTGATGGTTTCCAGTCAAGGATTTCACAGTGTAATATCTTTTCACCATCATCGTCAAACTTGACAACAACAATGTGATTGTTACTGGAGTCAATTACCACTTCTTACAAGACCAATAACGTGCTGTTAGCTTACTTGGGGGATTAGTGTCGCATTTGTGCCGTGCTCTAAAGCTCTTACGTCGAGCAGGTTGATCCTTTTTAATTGTCATGTTAGGGTCACCGAAGCGAATGGTTTTAGTCTTATTACCTTCTTTGGCAACTACAACAAATTTCTTAGATTTACCCGGAGTACGCTTAGGCTTGTTGTACCCACTAACACCTGCTCTGGCTAACTTAGGGTCTTTAGACTTTGGCATTTAGCCTCCCTGAATAACATCGTTTGATTCTATGACAGAGACTAACATTGTAACATCGTCGTTTGAAGCGCAACGCCCAATAATTTTGTCACCTTCAGCCATCATAATAAATGCATTAGGCTCACCACC